GAACATCTCGCTCTTCGTGTACGCCTGCGTCAGATTGGAATAGTCCTTGCCGTATTCTCGCATTCGTGCAATTTCTTCCGATGTCATCTCATGTCCTTTCTGGTTTGTTATTATCTGACGAGGTTTTAATATCCATTAAAACATCCTGTGTCACTGAAACATCAGGGTTTGAAGGTTCGTTTACAACCATACTTGTTTTGTTGTCTAAATAAGTACCGTCGTAAATTTTTTCTGTGTATTCATCAATCCTTTTTATCAAATCAAAACAATGTTTTGGAAGAGAATATTTTCCCTCCCTTGCTTCGCCCTCGGTATCGTAAGTTGTTGCGCCCATGATGTCCAAAATCAAGTCCTGCACATTTCTGGCGTAGACATTCCATATCCAAAAAATGAAACGATCCTGCGCTGATGTTTTGAATCGCAGATGCTTTAACTCTTCGCGTAACGGTTTCAGTAGTGCATAGGCGGGCTTCTCATAATTTCCGTTGTCCTCATTGCACTCGTTACACAAGTACACCTCACAGACGAGGGTGCTGTCTGTTTCCTTTTCGCAGTTCGGGCAAAACGTATTCATCTCATGTCCTTTCTAGCAAACCTGGCTGTTGCTGCGCGGCGCGAATGCGGCGCTCTGCGATCGCGTAATATTCAGCGGCGATCTCGCATCCGGTAAAATTGCGACCGTAATTGACCGCCATCTTCCCTGTCGTACCGCTACCCATCATCGGATCGAATACCATGTCGCCAGGATTTGACCATGACAGAATGTGATCGCGGGCTAGTGCTTCGGGGAATGTGGCGGGGTGTTCTTTTCCCTTTGCGTTTTCGCTGCCGGATGGTATTATCCACACATTGTTGCGAATTCCAATTTCTCGTACCGTTCTACCCGGATCGTTTCGGTATGCCGAATTGGGTCCGACCACGCCATCGGTTGATCTGACTTGATGAGCTCTGGCTATTTTTACTCCGACATAGGTATTGCGCCGGTCCTGAATTGGGTTGTATGTTTTAGGGGGTCCAACGCTAAAAACGAACATATATTCAAATACGGCGTTGTAACGTGCCGCATCTGGATAACGCATACCTGGCTTTTGATAAATCATCGTGTCATGCAGATTGAATCCAATCTCTTTGAAGAACAACGCCTGCCGAAAACTTGTGCCAGTTTCAGATCCTTTAATTGTTTCATCGCCAACAACCCAGACCACCACGCCGCCTGGTTTTGTGACTCGGTATAGCTCACGCGCGATACCCTCGAAGTCAAACGTATAGCCTTTGTACGTGCGTAGGTTGTCATACGGCGGACTGGTAACGGTCAAGTCCATGCACGCCGGTTCGAAGCCGCGCATCACGTCAAGGCAGTCGCCCTGATACAGCTCGATCATTCCCCCTCCAGCAGAGCGGCCATTTTTTGTTTGATGTACCGCGCTAAATCATCATCGTTAGCAGTGGCGTATTGCAGAGCCTTAGCGATAATATGATGTGCTCTCTGCCTGGATACCCCCGTCAGCGTGGCTATCTGAGCATATGTCAATCCGCACGCTCGCAGATCGACAACCATGCGCCATTGTTTTTCGTTCCTGTTGTTTTTGTCCCGTCTCCGGGTATATATGGATGTTGGCATATCAATATTGTAACGACATATAGTTGACATGTCAAGAACGAGTTGTTTACAATACAAAAACTGCCTGTTGACAGTCAAGAAGAATTGATGTAAGATATATCTATCCAACAAAGGAGGACGTATTATGAAATATGAACTGATCTACAATGAAGCAGGTGGGATGCACCAAATCAGGGCGTTGGTTGACATACCCAGCATTGACATAAAGGCTGGTGATATGGGTGGGTATGTCAAGAGTGAACATAATCTATCCCAAGACGGCAATTGTTGGATATTCAACCAGGCCAGAGTGTGCGACCAGGCCAGAGTGTGCGAACAGGCCATAGTGTGCGATGATGCCATAGTGTCTGGCGAGGCCATAGTGTCTGGCGAGGCCATAGTGTCTGGCGAGGCCATGGTATACGGTCAGGCCAGAGTGCGTGACAAGGCCATAGTGTCTGAACATGCCGTAGTATGCGACCAAGCCAGAGTGTCCGAACATGCCATAGTGTCCGGTCAGGCCGTAGTATGCGACCAAGCCAGAGTGTCCGAACAGGCCACAGTGTGCGACCATGCCAGAGTGTCCTACCATGCCAGAGTGTCCGGTCAGGCCATAGTGTGCGGTTATGCCAGAGTGTCCGAACATGCCATAGTGTCCGAACATGCCGTAGTATGCAACCAAGCCATGGTATACGGTCAGGCCACAGTGTGCGACCATGCCAGAGTGTCTGGACAGGCCACAGTGTCCGGTCAGGCCATAGTGTCTGAACATGCCGTAGTATGCGACCAAGCCAGAGTGTCCTACCATGCCGTAGTGTCCGGACACGGCCACATTACCCAAGCGTCTGATTATTTTGTTGCCGGGCCAATTGGCAGTCGAGACGGAATGACCACCATCTATCGCACGGACAATGGGTTGGACGTGGTGTGCGGTTGCTTTTCCGGTACAGTTGATGAGTTTCTTGCGGCAGTCTTGGAAAAGCATGGCAACAATCGGCACGCACAGGACTACCGTGCACTGATTGCTCTTGCGAAGTCGAGAATATTAGGCGGTAAGGGATGAATATCAAACGAATTATGACAGGGATAAAAGCAGTGGATGTTGAAGTCATCAATATCGATGGCAACAGCGCACATGTCCGGGCACTACATGGAACGCCGTTCACAATCAAGGGCAGTAAGCCGCCTTACAAAAATTTAATGACCGATGATACGTATGTACCGGTTGATGAAGTTATGCCCAATCAAGATGAAGACGCGGCGCTGGCTGTGGCGCTGGCTGTGGCGCGGGATGCGCAAAACGCAAAACTGATCGAGATGCTGGGATTGGAGGGCTGACATGAACACATTTCTAACCACAGTATTCATCTGGGTAATGGTAATTCTGGTAGCGATGAAAGCGATTGACCAATGGCGCGAGGGGAGGCGGTGATGCCAGCTTGGGCGATATTCGCGCTGATTTGCGTTGGACTAGTCCTACTCGGTATTTGGTGGGAAGCAGATTTGAACGGAGGCAAGGGATGAACGAGGATAGATTACGAGAATACGAAGCGGCACGCAAGGCGTACATGAGGACACACCCTGAGCCTATCATTGATAATCTACTGAAAGCAAAGACAGAACGGGATATAGTCATGGTGGCAGAGCGCAATATGATCGGCAGAGCGGAACTGGGTTACAAGCCGCGCCAAGAAGACATCGATTACATTGCCCTCCACCGGCTGGCCGCGATATGCTACCAGCAGGAGGCCGACTGTTTGAATGCCGCCGAATATGCCGACTGGATCGATTATGTCGACTCGATCAATAGTGCGATTGGCGCACTGCGGAGCGTGTGACATGAGCGCCGTCCAGATCGTATTGATAGCATTTTTCGTGCTGGCTCTTGTAGTATCAGCCGTGATTTCATACCGCGAAATTACAGCGGGCTACTATGATGGATGGAAGGATGATGAAAATGAATGAGCAAACTGCAATTGTGCAAGCAGAGCGAAATTTGTTTATTGCCCCGGTAACGGACATGAACACGGCGCTGAGTGCTTACCAGTCCATGAAGGATTTCGTAAGCAAGGTCCTACGTAAGGACGTTGATTATGGTGCGGTGCCGGGAACAGACAAGCCGACACTTTTTAAACCCGGCAGCGAAAAACTTGCGAGGTTCTTTGGCTTGTCGCTGATGCTGCATCAAGTCCAGACGATTGAGGATTGGACTGGCGCGAGCCACAACGGCGAACCGATGTTCTTTTACCGCTACAAGGCTCAAGCCTGTCGTGGCGAACTTGTAATCGCAGAGGGTATCGGGTCGTGTTCGTCATGGGAGAAGAAGTACCGCTATCGCAATGCTCAGCGCGTTTGCCCGGCGTGTGGTCAACCAACCATCATCAAGGGCAAACCCGAATACGGCGGCGGCTGGCTGTGCTATGCCAGAAAGGGAGGTTGCGGAGAAAAGTATGCGATCAACGCGCCAGAGATTGTCAATCAGGAAGTCGGACAGACCGCCAATCCTGATCCGGCTGACATTGTGAACACGGTGGATAAAATGGCGCAGAAGCGGGCGATTATTGCAGCCGTGCTGCTGGCTTGCAACGCATCCGAATACTTTACCCAGGACATTGAGGATTACATTGATGGCTCATTCGAGGACACGCACACCGAACCATCGAAGCCCGCGCCGCAACCCATCAAACATCCCGAACCCCATAAGACCAACGGTCGCGAGCCGGACGCATCGCTTATGCCACTGGAAGATGCAGAAGCTATTGAAAATAGCGAAGGCATCCGTTATGGCGATTTGCCTACCGATAAGCTAGCCTTTATGGCAAACAGCATTACAAAAGCAGCCAAAAAATCTGACCTGAGTGATGAAGACGCGGCGGAATACGATCTGAAAAGTCAGGCTATCCGCTCCATTCTGGCAAACCGCTACGCGACCAAACAAAAGTAACTCATATTGGGCGCATCATTACACAGAGAAAAGGCATGACATGCGACTAGCACTTTATGTTGAAGGCAAGAAGTGGAAGTTTTCGGGTGACTTTGGTTAGTATCAGGGAACACCTTTCACGTTGATAAAAATTGATCTGTTTACTGTTGAGGATAATGGGTTTTTCACCCTGTTTTCTATCCAAGTTGCGAAGTTGCTTGTCGGACTATATCTGTACGTAGAACGCAACTAGCCATCATCTCTCCTCCTTCTGGCCGGTGTCGGCATTGGCTGGCACCGGCGAAGGGAGAACACGAAAGGACACGAAATGATCGAAACATTGTTAGACCAGTTAGCAGATTACCAGGCGCAACGGGCGCTTATTGAAATGCGGAAGCAGGAATTGATTGACAGCGTTTACACACCGGATATCAAGGCAAAGCTGCAAGAGATTGACGCCGAGTTTGCTGCGCAGTACGAGGGTGTTGACGCGAATATCGCATCCATTACTGAGGTGATCAAGTCTGACGTTCTGGTGCACGGCACAACCGTTAAGGGGCAGTTCCTTATGGCTGTATACGCCAAAGGACGCGAGGGCGGTTGGGATAGCGCGAAACTGAAAGGCTTTGCAATGGCGCACCCTGAAATCTTGGCTGCCAAGAAGCCGGATGGCGACCCGACAGTCAGCATCCGCAAGATATAGCACCTTACAAACTGGGCGGCTATATGGTAGGGCATCTATGGCCGGATAGACATGCGAGGCGAATCAGCATGACAACCATATCAGGAGCGTAACCTGACCGCCCAAATCACCCGCGCATGGCTGGCGTAGTGCGGGAACTAGACCACGAAAGGAGGAATCCTCCGTGGGTAGTGAATGAGCATACCAGCCAACACGTGTATCCTGATTGGCTCCGGCGAGTGTGTGCAAAATATGCACGTACTCGCCGGAGAGGAGGTAAGGAAGATGATCGAAAAGTGTTATTACTGCGGGAAAGAGTGTGATACAGATAATCACACATTGAGCGACTGCAACGCGCACTTGAAACAACGCGCCGAAAACGCGGAGGCGAAGATAGACGAAATGATTGCTTCCACCTGCAATCACCTTGCATGGATGGCTGTACAGGGTAAGAGGATTACCGATTTACGCAATGCAGCGAAGTCAGCATATATTCTCATCGCGGGACAGTTAGATAACATTGACGATGATGAGTCAGAGGAAATTCTTGAAGCTCTGGAGACCTCTATTTCAGATAGCGAGAAAGGCAGTGAGGGATGAGAGGATACATAACTTATATTAGCAAGCGGCCAATGTGTCGTATTTGTGGCAAACCGATGGATGCCTGGGTATTCGGAGTTCCTTCGCGTAAACAGGCGCACCCGGAATGTGAAGGCGCAGAGTTTGCTCGAATTTCAATCAAGGAGTTTAGTAAAAGGCTGGAAAGGCGGTGAGGGATGAAAGATTGCTATTGTCACACTTGCGACAAGAAATTCAACCACTTAGGCATATCTGCCCATAGGGCAGCGCACAGAAACCGCAACGAAAACTGCATCATAACCTACTCTGACGGAACAAAGAAGTTTCACAGTTTCCAGAAATGCAGTGAAGGAGGAAGCGAGCATGAAAGTCTTGGTTGCCTGTGAATTTAGCGGCATTGTCCGAGAAGCGTTTGCGCGGCGCGGACACGAAGCGTGGTCATGTGACCTGCTGGATACCGAAATACCGGGACAGCACTACAGGGGTGATGTACGCGATTTATTCGATGACCATTGGGACTTGATGATTGCGCATCCGCCGTGCACAGACCTTGCTTCAAGTGGAGCGCGATGGTTTCCTGAAAAACGTGCTGACGGCAGGCAACAAGCCGCCATATATTTCTTCATGGGGTTGATTGCCGCGCCGATCAAAAGAATTGCCATTGAAAATCCAGTTGGCATTATGAGCAGTATTTACCGAAAACCAGACCAGATTATTCAGCCGTGGCAATTTGGTCATGGTGAAACTAAAGCAACATGCTTGTGGTTGTCAAACCTGCCGCCTTTGCAACCGACAAACATTGTTGGTGGGCGTGACGCACGAATTCACCGGATGGCACCATCGCCTGACAGGTGGAAGGAACGTAGTAGAACATATACTGGCATAGCTGAGGCAATGGCGGATCAGTGGGGTAAGGTATGACCCACCGCATCCGCGCCGCGCAGCAGCAGCCAGGTTTGCTAGAAAGGACATGAGATGACATCGGAAGAAATTGCACGAATGCGAGAATACGGCAAGGACTATTCCAATCTGACGCAGGCGTACACGAAGAGCGAGATGTTC